AAGGACATAAGGACATAAGGACATAAGGACATAAGGACATAAGGACATAAGGACATAAGGACATAAGGACATAGCCATTACAACATATAACCCTTATACCCTATAATGCTGCCCATCATTCCCGATCGGAAAAGGAGTATGCCATGGATGAAGAGACTTTGGACGACATTCGCGACGACGTGGAGCGAACACGCGGCATCGAGGAGGGCGAGGCCGACCACCGCATCAACGAGTTCCGCGACCTCGTGCGCCGCATCGAGGGCCTTGAAACGATGATCCGCGAGGGCTTCGCGCGAGTCGAGGAGCGCGTGGGCGCTGCCGCGTCCATTGCCATCGACAACGGCGCGGCACCCTTTGATGCGGGCGAGACCGTGAACGATGATGCCGTATTCGACAACGATGAGATCGATACCGAGTTCCTCGAAAAGGACTGGGACGACCTCGCCGAGACCCTGACCCTTTAAGGAGGTAGGCAAATGCCCGTAAACAACCAAACCATTTTGGCCCGCGCCTGGTTGGAAGGCACCAACGACTATCAGCAGCGCATTCCCAATCCCGTCATCAGCTCGCTGGAGAGCACCCAGCGCGCCCTGTTCTCACCCAACGCGGGCAATTTCCGCAACCAGTTCGTTGACTTCCTGGTGAACCGAATCGGGTACACCTATGCCCGCACGAAGGCTTGGGAGTCCCCTTTGGCTGCATTCAAGGGCCCCAAGCTCACCTTTGGCGCGACCGTCCAGGAAATCGCTTTCGCGTGGGTGGACGGCCACACCTACACCGACGATGCCCAAACCCTGCTCAAGAAGTACGAGCCCGAGGGAGCCGTGGCGTACCACACGCAGAACCGCCAGGAGAAGTACCCTATCACCATCAATGAGGCCGAACTGCGCATGGCCGTACTCGATGAGTACGGCCTTAACCGCATCGCCGCGGGCTTCATGACCGCGCCCGTTAACTCGGACAACTATGACGAGTACTTGTGTATGAAACAGGCCATTGCCACCTACGAAAACGAGTACGGTTTTTACAAGTGGCATCTGTCCGCCGAGCCCACTGACGAGGCCACCGGCAAGGAGTTCCTGACGGCCGTTCGCAAGGCCGTGGGACGTCTCGCATTTCCCACCTCGGCATACAACGCCGAGGGCGTGGACATTCCCGTTTTCGCGAAGCCCGAGGAACTCGTTTTGATCACGACCACCGACGCGGCGGCCGTCCTCTCGGTTGATGTACTCGCTTCGATCTTCCATGTTGAGAAGGCCGATATCAACGTGCGCCAGGTGCTCGTGGACCAGCTGCCGGTGCCCGGGGCCGTCGCGCTTCTGACCACCGAAGATTTCTTCATTGTCAATGACACCTTGTACGAGACGACGAGTTTCTACAATCCCGAGACGCTCAACACCACGTACTGGCTGCACCACTGGGAGGTCATCAGCGTGTCCCCGTTCGTTCCGGCCATTCTCTTCACCACGGCGGCCGGTACCGAGCTGCCCACCGTTACCGAGACCGTCACCGGTATGGAGCTCACGGGCGGGGACACCATCGAGCAGGGCGGAACGGCCCAGCTCGTCGTGAACCTCACTGGGACCATCGACCCTGCCACCCCGGGCATCTACGTTGAGCCCGACGCGGCTGTGTTCTCGGTCGCGGCAGCGGACGCGGAGGGCACCGCGCTGGCCGTCGATCCGTGGCACGACTATGTGGACGATTTCGGCGTCGTCCACATCTCGCCCAATATGCCCGTTGGCGCGAAGGTGACCGTTACGGCCAAATCCGTGTACGTGAACCCGACGGGCACCACCACGCGCTACACGGCCGAGCACGTTCTGACCGTGACCGCCCCGACAACTGCCGAGGGCAAGCCCGAATAGCCGGTTTCGCGATCTGTCCGCCAGGGCGGAGGCGCCTTCGAGCGCCTCCGCCCTTTTATCAACATCGGAGGAAAAAAGTGGAAAACCCCAGATTCCCACATCTCCCGGACACGCCGTTTCCCGGCCTCTCAAACGTGAACCCCTACCAGGTGCCGAACTCTTTCGACTACGGGCAGTGGTGCGACAACGCGCGAATAAAGGTCTTGTCCGTACCCTGGGACTCGGGTTACCGAAACGTAGTTGAGTGGCCGAACGACGCCGAGCGAGACGACTGGCTGAACTCGCGCGACGCCTACCGCGTGGACGAGCCTACCCGCGTCATGATCTCCCCCGACGGGTCCGTGCGCGTGCCCGTTCCCTTCAATGTGGCGAGCCAGGCGAATTATCTTGTTTTAGATTATCCAGACATGCCCGTGCCCGGCGGATCGCCCGCGCGGCATCGCTTCTGCTATTTCATCGTATCAGCCTCGGAGGTCGCTCCGAGCACTACCGAGCTTGTTGTGGAGCTCGACGTGTGGACTACGTTCATCAACTCCCTGAGCGTCTCCGGCCTCATGCTCGAGCGAGGGCACGCGCCAATGGCCGCGGTAACTGCGAGCGAGTACCTGGCCGATCCGGTGCGCAACTGCCGCTATCTCACGGCCCCTGATGTCAGTTACGGGTCGATTGAGGTCATGACCTCCCGCACCTCCCACGTTGTCAATCGCGAGGTGTACGCGATTGTCTTCATGACCGGCGCTCCTACCGAGGACTGGGGCAGCTACGCGACCGATGACATAAACGTGCCCGTGCAGCCGATCACCTACCACAACGGCGTTCCCTCGCTTCCATCTTTCGCGATGGAGACGGAGAAGCTCATGGACTTCCTCACGCGCATGAGGTCGGCCGCGCCCCAGGCCTTCCAAACGGTCGGATGCGTCGCATTCGTGCCGAAGTCTCTTACCGGGTACAGCGATACCATCGAGGTTTTCGGCGTCGAGGTCTACGCCCTGTGGTCCCGCGGGTGGATCGAAAACGACCTGGTAGACCTCGCCAAGCCGCTTTTCAAGTACGATTCCCGCTATGCCGACATGGCGAAGCTCTATACCTACCCCTATGCCGAGCTGCGCATGAGGGATCATGAGGGCAATACGGTGCCGGTGAGAATCGAGGACACCACGGGCACTCTATCTGTTTTCGCCTGCATCGCGCTCACGTTCCCCGTTCTCAAGATCGACACCTATATAGGCGGCATCGGGAAGGGCGTCACATCCTCGCTTACGTTCGCCAACGCTAGCAGCGCGACTATCGACCTTGATTCCGACGCTTTCGCCACGCTGCGCTCTTGGGGCGTGCCCGCCTTCGCCGTCTACCTCGACCCGCATACGCGCGCGACCTATGCGGGGTACTATGATCGCGTCCAGGCCCGCACGGCCCTTGAGAACGCCTATTCCAGCGCCATGGCATCGAACGACACCGCGAAGGCCAACGCCGACGCCTCGGCCACGGCCGGATGGCTCGGCACCCGCACCAGCGTAAACGCCGCCGAGGCCTCCATTAACTCGGCACTGCTGTACCAGTCGGATATGTTTCTGAACGCCGCCGAGCAGCAGGCCGCGGGCATGGCCCAGTCCATGGTGCAATCGGCCGTCAACCTCAACGCCAGCCAAACGAACTCGGTTATCTCGCTCGCGGGAAGCGCGGGCAGCCAGATAGGCGGCGCGGCCCTCGCCGGTGCTGCTACCGGCTCTATCGTGCCGGGAGCGGGCACGGCCGCGGGCGCGGTCGCCGGCGTGGGGGCGGGCATCTTGTCCACTACCATGGCGGGCCTCACCAACGCGGCCGTTGCCACCAACGACACCAACGCCATGCGGCAGTCGAACGATTCTTCGAACGCCTACCTTCAAGCCATGTACGGCGGGGCCTTCGGGGCCGTGAATCCCTCGGGCTTCTACGAGCTGTACAATTCGTTCTCGGGCGGCTCGGCTGCCGGCATCGTGGGCCAGGCCGGCGTTATGACGCGCAAGCAGTCGAATGATCAAACATTGATCACGGAGCACGCGACCGAGGCCAACGGGCGCACGGCCCGCGCCCTCGTGTCCGGGGGCACCGGGTACGTTGTCGATACGTCCGGCAACCTCTCGGCGGACGAGGTCTTTACCGGAAACGCCGTTCGATCGAAGGCCACGGCAGACGCCAACGCCGCGCGTGCGCGCGACACGGCCAGCTCCGCCATAACCAACGCATACCGATCCCAAGACCTGCAATCGCCTATGGAAGCGGGCACCTACTTAAACGGCGAAAACGCCTTCACCCGCCCTCTGGCGTGGTTCGCGGAGGTCTTCACGCAGCCGCTGGGGGCCATCGAGGCGGCCGCGCACCAGTTCGCCCGCTACGGGTACAACCTGGGGCAGCTGTGGAATGTCGACAGATGGCAGGTCATGCGATACTTCACGTACTGGCGGGCCAGCGACGTGTGGGTGTTCCCTTCCGGCAACGGCGCGACCCAGGGCGCGGCCGATACCGTGCGTGATATACTCATTGCCGGAACGACGGTTTGGAGCGACCCCGCGAGCATCGGGGCCGTAGATATCTGGGAAAACCATCTGCAAAGGAGGTGAGCATGTCGAAGAAGAAGAAGAACGCCGGCCTGGACCCATTCGACGGCCTGCCCGTCAAGTGGGAGGCGGCGACGCTGGCGCGCAACGCTACCATGATCTACGAAGACTGGTTGATGTCCGTTGCCCTGGCCCGCTTCCGCTGGGAGGGCCTGCCCGACACCTGCGACGAGCGCTATTTGGAGTGGTGCCTGCTCACGGAGGGCGTGGCAACGCTGGCCGTTTCGGGGGGAAACCTCTACAGCCTCATGGCCGTCATCAAGGGAGCGCCCAACATGTACGACAACCCCCGGAGCTGGGAGGCCCTGGGACAGACGGGCCAGTACCGTTTCCCCTGCGACTGGTCCAACGGGGTCGTCGTCTACGATAACCTTCTGCGCGTGCCACTCGGTTACAAGCTCCGCTACTTCGCGCGCCGCCTGGCACTGTGCGACCGCACTGTGGATGTGAACTTGATGCAACAGCACCACCCCATGATCATCGCCGTACCGCAGGAGATGCAGGCCGACGCCGAGAGCATCTACCGCCAGGTGGCCGACGGCGAGCCGGCAATTTTGGGTACGCCCATGCTCCGCGAGATCGTGGAGCGCATCACGTGCGTTAAGACAGATGCCCCCTTCATCGCACAGGACGTGCAGGCCGTGGCCGAGAACGTATTTTCCCAGGCCTATACCATGCTTGGTTTCGATCAGATCCTAGAGAAGACCGAGCGGCGCGTGGATGACGAGATAAAGGCCGAGACGGGTCCCAGCCAGATCATGCGGTACAATCCCCTGCGCGCCAGGAGGGACGCGGCGCGCAAGCTGTCCCGAATCTGGGACACACCCGTGAGCGTCTACTGGGCTACGGACTGGGAGAGCGCGAACTACAACTACCTGCACACGTTGGAGGAGGTGGCCGAAGATGGATCAGCTGACCCCGGTTTCCTGGCCTAGGGACTACCACGCGGTCCACACCATCACGTTGGGCGAGCTCGTGGACTACGGTTTCGTCGATTGGGAAGACCCCACGTGGGCGTGGGACTTCTACGACGAGGAGCAGCGCGACCGGCTCCAACGGCTCTTCGAGGGCCGCTACCGGTGGCGCGAGATAAGCATAGTGCCCCCGGGCCGATGGAAGGCCCAACTTGTCCAGAAGCTCAACGAGATCATGCCGAAGTACAAGCCACTTTACAAGCTCGTCGCCGAGGGCATCGACCCGCTCCAGGTGTCAAACGAGTACGGCAAGAGCCGCGACATCTTCAGCGAGTTCCCCCAAACGATGCTGTCCGGGCACTCCGATTACGCGAGCACGGGCAACGACCGGCAGTACGAGCGCGTGACCGAAGGGGACATGGTGGAGAAGTTCGCGGCGATCCGCGACCGTCTGCAATCGGTGGACGCCATGGTGCTGGACGAGCTGGAAACGCTATTCTCGTGCCTGTTCACCGCCAACATGAACAGCTACTAAAAAGGAGGTAGAAAAATGATCGGAAACAAGGCATGCGGGCCCTGCGGCACCGGGCCCAGGGCCTTCCCCCCGCTGTGGTGGGGCTTCACGGACTTCCCGCCGGTTGCACCGTTTTATTGGGATGTGTACAGCGCAGAGGAGCGCGTGAAGGCGCTATGCGACTACCTGTGGAAGACGATCCATTTTGCGGAGGGCACCGCACAGGACGTGACCGACATCGAGAAGCAGTTGTCCGACCTGCTGGAGGAATTCGAGGACTTCAAGGAACACGGATTCGACGATTACTACCGCGACCAGGTGGCCCAGTGGATCGCGCAGAACTCCAAATACCTCTTCGACACCCTGGCGCGCCAAGTCTACTTCGGGATCAACCGCGAAGGATACTTCGTGGCGTTCATCCCCGAGAGCTGGGACGATATCATTTTCGACACGGGGCGGGACTACTCCAAAGAGACCTACGGCCGCCTCATCCTGCGGTGGGAGACGGATCCCCGCGAGCCCTGGACCTACTACCAGGAGCCCGAAGATGCGCGGCGATAGAGACGATCCGGAGGGGATCATTTCAGTTTTCATAGCGATGGCGGTTATAATCGCCATCGCGTGGAAGGCAATCAGCTAGACAAGGAGAAAGCACATGGACAGCACAAACGCAATCGAGAAGGCACTGGCCGGCATGTCCGATAAGGACATCGCGCAGTTCGCCGCCTTCCTGGCGGCCAAGGCCGTGGAGGGAAGCACCGACGCCCCCGCGGCATTCGTCCGCCAGTACGTTGGCGCGCGCTACGTTCCCGTGTTCGCCGATCCGCTCGAATGGGACAGCGGGCGGGGGTACGAGGCCCTCACCATCGTCACCCACCAGGGCAACAGCTACACGAGCATGCAGCCGGTGCCCCCGGGTGTGGACATCTCGAATACCGATTACTGGGCCATGACGGGAAATTTCAACGCGCAGATCGATGCTTACATCAAAGAGGTGCAGGCCTTCGATCAGCGAATCCGTGCCAACGAGCAGGGCGTGGCGGGCAATATGGAAGCAATCGCGGAGGAGGTGCGCAACCGGCAAACGGCTATCACGGTTGAGACCGAAGCGAGGAAGGAGGCAGACGTGGAGTTGCGAAATGATTTAAGTGAGATGATTGCCAACGTCAACGCTCAAAACATCTTGAGTTTGTATAAAGGAAAAAACTGCGTGTGGGTCGGCGATTCGTTTACTACCGGTGTTGGAGCTGATCCGAGAACTAACCGCGTTTCCACTGTTTTTTGCAAGGCCATGGAAATGACGGAATATAACTACGGTGTTGGCGCAAGCGGTTGGATCTGGGGCACCTCGTCAAACGAACCGTACATCGCACAAGTTCGCAAGGCGTATAACGCGATGACTGCCGAGCAGCGAGAGAATACGGCTATGGTAGTTTTGCCCGGCACCTCTACCGACGTTTCGCGCGGGTCGTCGTCTAAGAACATCGGCGCAGCTGCCGTTCAATGCGCCCTTGAGGCGTCTAAGCTGTTTCCCAACGCAGTGGTGTACGTTATTCCTATGATCTGGGACAAAGCTTTGTTTTCTATCGCGGCCTATGATACAACGGTGGAGATCTGCGACCAGTTGAATAAAGCAAAGGTCCCCCGTCTCAAGTTGGATGAAGATTCGTACACTTGGTTGCTGGGGCGCTATGATTTCTATACGTCCGACAACGTCCACCCTAACAACACGGGGTATGCGGTGTGGGCCAGTAAAATGGTCAGCAGCATTCTCGGCAGCGCCAACACGGCTGGGTATATCAACTCCTTTTCATCTACTTGGGGCACTTGGAATCGGAAGACCTACTATCTGAAAAACGGGTTTGTGATGCTTCCGGGGTATAGAATCACCGGTGTTTCGGATGGAGGCGGAGATGTGAACATTGGCACCTTGCCGACTAACATCCGCCCCCAGTTGGACGTTCATGGGGGCCTTTTCTCGGGCGGTGAGGCCGTCGGGTACGTCACGTGGAAGGCGAACGGCACAATTCTTCTAACGCACAGCGCAAGGGACGCGACTACCCGAACCTATTTCAACTTGGCCCCAGTTTTCTGGCCGATTTACGGCGTTAGGTAAAGTCCCCGCAGTAAGAAAAAGAAGCCTCCGCGAGGAGGCTTCTTTTTACAGCTCTGCGCTTATCGCGATCTTTTCACGGTCGTGCGGGTATATACATGTTACGCAGGCGTTGCGTTTTTACACGCTTGCATAGGGGTTTGAAACTTTTCTCGTCGCGCTAACTCCGCTCTTTATGTCCGTCACAGTCAATATAACAGACACGTTCCCGGGCAACTTGTACAGCACTTCGCGCAACGTCATACCAGAGGCCCCTTCCAATTCGGAGAATTAACTAGCTTTTATAATCAACCGTAACCTGTATAAACACCTCGGCGAACGAACCGCCTTTGTATTTGACTATGGGAAAGATCGAAAGCACCTTGAATGTACTGACCATCTCCCAACCCTTTTGGGTAGTGTAGTGGTCTGCTAAAACATTGCTACCCTCATCGACAACTATAGTGGACTGGATTCCCGCTACCTCGATAATGTCGGCGACGGTGACGGGGCGTTTCTCGCACTGGCCCTGCATTATACACTCACCTCTCCATTGACGTAAACGGGGGCGCCCGTCACCAAGCGGTGCAGATCTAAGGCAATCATAACTGTCCTTTCTTACGGGTAAACATTGCAACGAATATATTAACACATTTTCATGTCAAAAAAAGTCCCCTTCTCGTAAGAGCGGAAACGAGAAGGGGAGGAGTAAGAAAGGGCCCACAAACGGCGCGGCCGGCGTGAAACCGTCGCAAGGGGCGCAGGCCCGGCGCGGTTCCCCGCGAGCGATCCGGGCGGCTGCTACTCCGTCGGCTGGTGCCCGTCCCTGGGCACTGGAAATAGTATCACCGAAGGCCGAACAGGGCAAGACACTCGGCGAGCACCCCGCGCGTGCCGTCGCAGTCCACGCGCACGAGCCCGTAACGGTAGAGCTCCAAGAGGTACCGCATAACGGGCTCGTTTCTGGCCGCCAGGATCGCGTTGAACTCGCCGTCCCGGTTGGTGAGCGAGTAGACCGGATCCACGTTCGCCGGCGCGCCGTCGGTAACGTACACCATTCCCTCGGCGCCATCCTCCCACACGCCGTACCGCCTGCCCCTGTAGGCGATGGCGTAGCGGATTTTTGCCCGGGGCGGCTTCGCCTCCACGAACAATCCCGAGGCGTCGAGGAACTCGTTGTCCATGGCCCCAGATGACAGCGGGTCGAGCGAGGCGAGGCGGCCGGCAACGGTCGTGGCCTTGCGCCTGCGGTCCTTCTCTAGGGGCTCCACGTAGTCGAGAAGCACAGTTTTCCCGCGGTACCAGCTCTTGCCGAAGGGAGGCGGCTTCTTTATTCCCATCATCGAGAAATAGGGGTTCGCCATGGAAAGCCCGTTGGCCATGAGGTAGAGGCGGGGGCGGCGCTTCCGGGGAACGGGGTTTCCCTCGGCGTCCACGCTCTCGCGCGTCATGGAGTCGAAGGCCTGAGTTAACAGGTAATATTCTCGCGGGAGATAGCGGGTATATCGGGATAGAGCCGGATCTATAATGGCCTCGTCCATGCACACGCGGTAGACATCCGCGTAAGTGGTTTCCTTGATCTGCTGCATCTGCGTTAGTGCGGCGAAATACCCCATGACCTCCCATTCAGGTTTCTCCCCCTCGGGCACCTTGCGGGCGATGTGGGCCCGCGACCCCTCTACTTTGAACTGGTAGTCCGGAAACTCGCGCGAAACCTTATCGAAGTAACCGGCCGCGGTGATGGAAAGCGCCGTCTTGTGCCGGACGAGCTGCCCGAACCGGCTGCCGTCGTTCAGGTAGTCGAGCACGAAGCGCCGGCGAAGGCCGTAGGTCTTTCCCACGTCGCGCACGGCTACTACCATAGTCATGGCGGCATCGTATCGCAACGTCTCGTCCCAGTCGTAGTAAGCGTGGTCTGTCATATGTAAAACTCCTCGTCGTAGGCGATCCAGGGCGACCACTCGCCGCCCTCGCGGCTCGCGCCGATGGTGCGGGGGCGCTCCTCGAATTTGACGCCGATCGATCGCAGATAGTCCATGTTCTGCCGGTTCACTAGCTTCTCCTCGTCGCCCAGGTCGCGCGAGCCGGGGAAAAGCGCGATAGCGCGGGGCGCGTCCACTTCCCAGGTATCTCCCCGCCAGTCCGTGACGGTGCCCCGGAATCGATCCCAGGGCCTCGGATGGTCGCGCTGGAGATAGCGGCACACGGAATAATCGACCGTCGCATTGTAACCGAGAACGGCCCCGGCGCACTCCTCGAAGCTCGCCCCGGCGCCCATCATGTCGTCCGCCCACCGCTCGATGTGGTACGCGTCGGGAGGCCGGGGAAGGCCGGCGCAGGTGACATGGGCGCGCCCATCGGCGTCCAGGGACATGCGCGCCTTGTTCCACGCCTCCCAGTGCAGCGGGTAGCGGCTGTGGCCCGCGCAGTCCTCGATATCGAACTCGCCGACGTGCGCCAGATCGCTCGCAAGCTCGGGGTGGCATTCCCGCACGCGCGCGCCGGTAACGTCCAGGGCGCGCCGGGCCGCGTCGTGCAGGGGGGCGAGCGCTTCCATTATGTCCCCGTCGGTCATGGGCCCGCATAGCTTAACGCTATCGGTGTCGCCGCCGGTTATAGCGCACCCCTCCAATTGGCCTAGGAGAATGAGCGCCAGGACGAGGTGGAGGCGGGAGCCGCCGACGATGCGCGTGCCGTAGGTGTACCACACTTTCTTGACATCGCCGGAAACCTCGGCCCAGTTCGCGGCGCTGGGCACCGTGGACTGATCCACGGTTATCTCGCCATCAGGGGTAACGTAGTAGTCGGGTTTCAGAGTGTTCTGAGCCTCCACGCCGTAAATCGAGTTGAACATACCTTTGACGGTCGATTGGTAATAGGCCCTCACGAAAAACTCGGGCAGCGTGCCGGATCGGATACCGTCGGCGATATGATCCGGCACGGACGGGCCTATAGGGCCGGTGTAGGGAACGCCCTCGCTGTACTCGGAACATAGTCGCTTCATCTCGTCCTTTGCCTCGAAGAGCATGTGGGACTGCAAGGCCACATAATCGGGCGGCCTCACCCAGTTCTGTGCCAGCTCACCGCATACCACGTCCATGGAGTCCCATTCGTAGACCTGGGCGCACACCCACAGTTCTAATTCCGTTAGATGAACCTCGATCCATTCGGCGGACATGACCTTGGAGAAGGCCATGGACACGTTGAACCCGCGATCCATCCACCCGGCCGACCGCGCGCACTCCTCGGCGATCTTGCCGGCCTCCGTGCCCCAGTCCGCGCCTGGCGCGCTCCTCGTCAACTTGCCGGTTGCGAGCGTCGCGATGCCCTCGCGCTCGAATACCGTTCCGGCGCGCAGGCGCAGGCCGTGGAAGCGCACGCGCACGTTGAGGCCGAAGGGCAGCGGGCGGTACAGATGCGCCAAGACTTCCGAGACCGGAACGGACACGGTGCGCTCGCAGGCGTGCCGGACAGCGTCGAGAGAGGCGGCCCGGAACCCCCGGGGGATGTAAACGCCGTTGATGTACATGTGGTGCATAGACGTAACGTCGAGCGACACGCAGTCACGGTGAACCTGGGACGCGCGGTTAGCCGCCGTGAAGGTGAGTCCCCCCCTGAAGCACGCGCGTCTGAGCGCCCAGCTGGCGAAGTTGCGGGGGGCCTCGGCCTCGGCGTTCATGAGGTAGAGGCGGCGCAGGGTCTCGCGCTTCCCGTTGCCGGCCTCGACCCTCATCCGGCCCACCACGCGCCGCCCCATCTGCCGCACCAGCGACGTTTTAGTAAGGACCGAGCATCCGAGCATTGACGAGTCGAGCCACTCGTTCGCCTCCACGAGGTAGCGAAGATAGGCGGGGATCACCTGCACGTCACGGGAGGCGTAGCGGATTTCGTCGGCGGTAAGCTCCGTTTCAGGCGAGCGGATCAGAGTGTAATCCCAATCCCCCTCGGCCTTGGCAACGCCGCAGGTGCGCCCCATAGCGGCCAGGCCGCCCATCTCAAGATAGAAGGTGTCCCAAAAGCGCAATAGCGGGGTTCCATCGTATACTAAATCGAGTGTGTACACATGAGTGGAGGACTGCGCGCACACCTCGCACTGGTAGAGGCTCGCGAGCTCGCCCATGAGGGGCGCCAGATCGAACATCATGTTGTAGGCGCAGACCACCGGGACGGCCCCGCGCGATAATCCATCGGAGATAAGGCGCTCGATCCAGTCGAGAACGTCCGAGCGGTAGCGGAACAGCTCTATGCGCTCGCGCTCGCCGGGCACGTACTCCCCGACGGGCGCGCGCGTGAGGTCGTTGCAGATGTAGAGGCAGGGGAAGGCCTGCGGGCCCGCCTCGGTCTCAACGGTCGTGGTCTCGATGTCGTACGCGCCGGCTATGTAGTACTCGGGGCGATTCATAGGGAAACCGGAGCCACCTCGGCCACGTACACCATATAGTCGGGCGAACCCTGGTCCCTGTCCACGTTCTCGGCCAGAGCCTGCTGCAAGGCGTTGTCCGGGTCGATGGTGAGACCGCCCGTTCGCGCCTTGCGCTCGGCGTACTCGCGGCGCAGTGCCTCGGTCTGCTGCGACATCACCATGCGGTATATCTCGTCGAGGGGGCGGCCCCCGAACGCCGCTTGGATGCTCGCCAGCTTGTCGGGGCCCTTGCCGGCCCAATACCGTTGAGTTGCGCGAAAGAATATCTTGGAGCGCGCCCGCGTCATGCCGGCTATGTTCGCGCCCTTGCGCGAGCTCGCGCCGATCTGCGCGCGGAACATGATATCCCTCCGCTCGGCCGCCCCGGCCTTCGCGCCCGCCGTGCGCATCGACAGCAGGCGGCCAGCTGCGAGGCTGGCGCGAAGTCTCTCCGGTGAGGCGTTGCGGCCCATGTACGACTGGGAAACACCGACCTTGAGCGCCTTCGCGTAAGCCCTCTCGCGGCGCGTGGCGTTCGGGTTCGCCTCGATGCGGGCAATAGCCCGTTTCGCGCGCCTGCGCTGGTTGTAGAGCTCGTCAGACGCTCGTTTCTTTCGGGCCAAGGTAGATCACCTCCGAAAAAAACTCCCGCCGCCGGCAACGGCAGCGGGAGCGGTGGACGCGGGAAGAGGATAGCGGCTATTCGGCCGGCACGAGGGATTTAACAGTGTTGCCGTTCGGCAGGGACGTGACCTCAACGTACAGGGGCACGCACCCCTCTGACTCGCTCTTGCCCATGTCAGGGAAGTTCGCCACGATGAACTCGGCGGACTGCGCGATGCCGTCCGACTGGCTCATGTAGGCGTTGCCCTCGGTGTCGATAAGATAGGTGTTGATACACGGGGTGTTAGGCAGGCGCGGGTCACGTGCCTTGCGAACGCCGGGCTTGGTCACGATGTCGCAAACATCAATCACGGTACCCTCGGGCACGCCTGCCAGGCTCTGGGCGTTGTTAACTGCCTTGATGACGGTTAGTTTGCCTTGGCGGGTGGTGAGGTCGCAGGTGTTCACGAAGCCCTGCGACGTGATGAGGGCGCGGGACTCCTGGACGGGTTGGGAAACGATGGCGGTTTCGGTGTTCTCGGTCATGGTCTAACCTTCCTTTTTCTCGGCGTTGTCGATGAACGTTTGCAGTGACATGGTGTACTGGCTCTCGTCGTACTCGCACCGGTTGATGACGATGGAATCATCATTGAACTCCCGGCGAAGTCGGGACTGGGCCCGCTTCATGGTAAGACAGCCGGGAAACTTCGCGTAGAAGTCGAAGAACTCCCCGTTAACGAGCTGCTTCCCGTAACACTGCGTTACTACAATGGTTCGGGTGATGGTCTGATGATAGCGCTTGGACATTGGTTTTTTAGCCTCCTCTCGCGTCCGGAAGCCACTCTAACAAACGCGTTCGGAATGTGCAACTATTTTTTAGCGAGTTTTTTGTTAACGACTTTCTGCACTACCCTATAGGCGTCGCCCAGGGCGCGCTTGCGCTCCTCGCCGTTGCCGTAGTCGCCCCTGATGACGGCATCGGCCAGGGCCGAAACTCCCGCCTGGGACCCGCTGCGGAGGTTCACAAGGACCTGCACCACGTCGTAGGCATCGCCCAGGGCGCGCTTGCGATCCTCGCCGTTGCCGTAGTCGCCTCTGATGACGGCATCGGCCAGGGCGTTGACGTCAGCGGGTGCCGGCGAGGGCGTGTCGGCCGAGATATCCAACTTGGATTCGCTCACGTCGGTACGGCCTTTGTTTCCGGTGCAGCCCGGCACTGATCCGCGGTCGGTGTACTGCCAGATGTCCCAGAAAACGGAAGGGGCCCGCGATCCCCACCGCGCGACCCAGCGGCACCGGTCGCCGCTGAAGTGGCGCAGATTCGCCCCCCACCATGATTCGGAGGCGTAGACGCCCGTTCGGTACCCATCTTTTTCCAGTTGCGAGCACCAGAGCACAGCGGCTTGGGCCGCGAACTGCTCCGTTCCCGGCTCCTCGCTATCGAAGAACACGGGATAGAGGCGGTTGGGCGCGTCCTTCCACGGCTTCATGAGGCGGAGCATATGCCGGGCCTCGGACATAACTCGGGTGGCGTTGTCGGCGTAGCTGTAGAGATACGCGCCCCAGGGGATGCCCAGGCGCTCGCACTCGGCGGCGTTGCGGGCGAACTGGGTATCATCCTGGCCCGCCTCGTCCATGCCGTAGCCGGCGCGGAGGATCGCATGATAGCCCGCTGCCTTGACCTTCTCCCAGTCGATTGTGCCGTTATGGTACGACACGTCAATTACCTTATTCACTGGCCGTCACCTTCCCGTCCTCGTCCACCTCGATAACCGGCAACGGCTGCGTGGGCTGCTCGTCCTGGCTGCGCCGGTCGAAGATCTTCAAAAAGTTCTTGTCCCTCAGATCGGGATTGATCAAAAGCAGGTTTTCCAAGATGCTGCCAATCTCCGTGCACGCGATCCAAACATAGCACAGCGAGTACATTAGGCCGGCGTAGATCATGGGCAGATCGATGTACAACATGATCTGCTCCACGATAACGCAGGTGACGAGGGCAACGGCGTAGGTGAGCTTGTGCAGAAGCCCTTCCCGCTGCCTCGCCGACTGGAATCCCTCCCGCATCGTGTGGCCGATGGTGCCCATAATGTAGTCGATGACCATGAGGCACAGCAGCAGGCCGATTGGCTGCCATTCCATTGTTGTCTCCTTTCAGGTAGGTGTTTTTCGACATGTGAAGTATATATGATATAAACCTGCGACGGCTTTTAGGTTTATTTTAATAGCAGTTTTTGATACTATAGGTGGTGTCGTAAGGAACGCGAGGAAGGAATAACGACATGATCAAAATTGCCGACACCGAGGACAATATGTACGATTTCGAACTGATCTGGGACAATGGCAACAGATCGCACTTGGTAACGTACCAAAAGTATGTTAACGCGGGTTCAGCCGCTTGGTACTGGAACTGGGCAGGGAACGAAATGGCCAAGATTGTTGCGAAGATAACAGATGAAGGGCATATAGATCGCCGAATCGAGGTGCACGTGAACGCACATGATCAGTGGAGGGCCGACGCTTACCGGGCCCTGGCAGAAATGTTCTCCATCGTAGGGTTTTTAAACGGTAGTGAATTATGCTTAGACAGCATAGTAGTTATATTTGATTAGAGCAAAGGAAATGAGGGCCCGGCATTGCCGGGCCTTTTCTATGCCTATAAGGGTATAAGGGTATAAGGGTATAAGGGT